GTTAAAGGTAACATTTGCGCTAAGGTTATGGGTAAATCTAGTTTAGGGCGTTTAGGCTTAGATGTAACCGTTGGTGACGTAGGGCATTGTGAACCGAACTTTGAAGGCTCATTAGTTATTGAACTTGCAGCTAAACAGCCTACTATTATATATCCGAACATGAAAATAGGACAAGTACTGTTTTATTACATTGACGGAGAAATTGAGCGTTATTATTCAAAAGTGAAAGGCAGTAAATACATGAATCAAACAGGCGTACAAACTTCTTTGAATCATTTGAATTTTTAGAGTATATTTGCCGAACAGTTAGTTTATTGAAGGGACGCTTTAAACTAATTTAAAAACATTGGTTAATCTTTAACCGAGCCTCTTTTTTGCACGTCCCGCAGATTAGGGGCTTTTTTATTTTTATTATGGAATATTCAGAATTTTTAAAAAGTAAACAAAAGAATTATATCGAAAGTGGTTTCGATGTTCCTATTGAATGGTTAAACAAAAACCTATTCCCATTTCAAGAGTTCAGCCTTAAACGTGCATTAAAAGCAGGAAGATTTGCGCTTTGGTTTGATTGTGGATTAGGCAAGACAATAACGCAACTTAGTTGGGCTTATTGCGTAAGTAAACACACAAATAAACCAGTGTTAATACTTGCACCTTTGGCAGTAGTAGGTCAAACAATACAAGAGGGCGAAAAGTTTGGGATAGAAGTATTTACATATAATAAAGATTGTACACCACTTACAAATGAAAATTGTATTTTCATATCAAATTACGAGCAACTAGATAATATTGAATGCAGTTTATTTAGTGGTATTGTTTTGGACGAAAGTAGCATCCTGAAAAACTTTACAGGTGAAACAAAAAAACAGATTTTAGAAAGTTTTAAAGATACACCATACAAATTAGCTTGTTCAGCGACTCCAAGTCCAAACGACTTGAATGAGATTGGCAACCATAGTGATTTTCTAAATATCCTCGATGCGCAAGACATGAGGGCTAAATGGTTTGTTCGTGATGAAGGTATGAATAACTATAGGCTAAAATCTCACGCTAAAACAGACTTCTTTGCATGGGTAAGCGGTTGGGCTATTATGGCTACACATCCACGTGATATTGGGTTTGAAATGGATGGATATAAATTGCCAGAACTGTTATTTAATCAGCATGAAATTAAAACTGATGCTAAAGATGGCAGATTATTTAATGAAGGTAATTGTAATGCTACTAATTTCAATGCAGAAATAAGGGCAACTCAACCACAAAGATTAGATAAGGTAATTGAAATTGTGCAATCAATACCAGAAAATGAAAGTATAATTATTTGGGTAAAACAAAATGATGAAGGGCGGGATCTGCAACGACTTTTAAAAGAAAATAATATCACTTCATTTTTTGAAATTAAAGGAAGCGATACTGTAGAATGGAAGAAAGATAAAGCATTAGAATTCGCAAATGGTGAGTTCAGAATATTAATATCGAAAGCTAAAATATTAGGCATGGGTATGAACTTTCAAACTTGCCATAACCAAATATTTTCAGTTCCTGATTTTAGTTTTGAAATGACTTACCAAGCTATTCGCAGAAGTTATCGTTTTGGGCAGCTATTCCCTGTTAATATTCATGTGGTAATAACTGACACTATGGAAAATGTACAAAAAGTATTTTTACGTAAACAAAAACAATTTATTGAAATGCAAAATGAGATGAACAAAAACATAAATGCAAAGCAGTACGGACTTTTGAATGAGTATGATTTTAAAGAATACAAAAACGATAACTTCCACATAATGAAGGGTGATAGTTGTATTGAGATTAAACGAATACCAGATAATAGCGTTGATTTAATTATCTTCTCTCCACCTTTTAGTAGTCTATTTACCTATTCAAATTATATTCATGACATGGGTAATAATGACGACCATGATGCGTTTTTTAAACAATATTCATTTCTATTGAAAGATCTTTACAGAATATTAAAGCCAGGACGTTTGATGTGTTGCCATACTAAAAACTTAGGAGTGTATAAAAATAGCAGCGGCTATACTGGCGTTTATCCTTTTACGATGGAGCATACTCAACACGTACTAACAGATAGTGATTTTAAACTACATTGCGACCCTATTACTATTTGGTGCGACCCCGTTTTAGAAATGCAAAGGACTAAAACGCAAAGGCTACTTTATAAGACTGTAAGAACAGATAGTAGTTTTACGGGTACTGGAATGTGCGAAACTATTACTGTATTTAAAAAATGGGAAGGTAATCAAGAAGATTGGATACCTATTAAGAACTTAAACAAAGATAACTTTCCATTAGAAGCGTGGCAGCGTTGGGCATCTCCTGTTTGGATGGATATAAAAAGAACTGACGTTTTAAATAATAAAGAGGGTACAGATATAGGAGACGAAAAACACATTGCACCGCTTCAGCTAGAAGTTATTAATAGACTTGTAAACCTTTGGAGTAATGAAGGTGAAACAGTATTTACTCCTTTCTTAGGAATAGGTAGCGAAGTATATCAAGCATTAAAATGTGGTCGCAAAGGGATAGGGATTGAACTAAAGGATAAGTACTTCGAAACAGCTTATAAGAACTTATTAAAGGCTGAAAGAAAAAACAATCAGATAAGTTTATTTTAAACAAACTTCACTATTTTAACCGATTGTTTTGTATATTTGCAATGTAGGGTAGCAACTACAATTAATAACATATTATGGCTTAAAAGGGAGGGTGTACCTGTTTAACAGGGTGCTACTACATCTTCCACTTTTAAGCCTTTTTTATTTTTATGAAACAACTTAGACCGTATCAAAAAAAACTATTAGATAATGTAAATTTATCTTTATCGAAAAATAGTAAAATAATTGCTTGCATGGCAACGGGTGGAGGGAAAACCGTTGTATTTACTACCATTACAAAAATGGCAATATCTAAAGGCAAAACAGTCCTTTTACTTACAGAAAGCCGAAAAATATTTAATCAAATAAGCAGCGAAAACATAAGCGTATTAATTAATGCAGGAGTAAAATTTATTGAGGTTAAACCAAACGTTGTTTATTGCGCAATGTCTCAAACACTTGCAAATCGTGATTTTATTATTTCTCAGTTTAAAAACCTTAAAAATAACTTAATTGTTATTTATGATGAATGTCATTGCGGGATAGCTACCAAATTATTAAAAAGATTACCTGACGCTTATTTAATTGGTTTTACCGCAACACCTGACTATAGAGTGGCTAAACATCTACCACTTTTATATAATGATATTGTTGTTGGCGCGCAACCGCAAGAACTATTGGAAGGCGGTTTTCTTTCTCCTTATTATCATTATGAAAGACAGTCGGCAGACCTTAAAAGTCTAAAAAAAGATAGTAAGGGAGAATTTTCTGAACAATCACAATTTGAAGCATTTGAAACTCCTAAAGTATTTGCAGGGTTACATGAAGACCTTAAAAAATTTCACAACAAAAAGACTATCGTATTTTGTTCGTCAATTAAACATTGCAGCACATTATCCAATGAACTAAGAAGCGTTGGTTATGAACTTGCAGAAGTGCATTCTAAGAATGATAAATCAGATATTGAACTTTCATTATTTATGAATGGCAATATTGATATTTGTGTTTCAGTTGGAATTTTGACAAAAGGTTTTGATTTTCCAGCTATTGACTTAGTAATATTACAACGTGCTACAACTTCACTTGCACTTTATATGCAAATGGTAGGTCGTGGTAGCAGAATTTACCCTAATAAAGACCGCTTCACTGTCTTAGATTATGGTGGCAACGCATCACGTCATGGATTATGGAACTTTGAATTTGAATGGAATAAAATGTGGAATAAGCCCCAAAAGAAAAAGAAAGACGGCGTTGCACCTATTAAAGAATGCCCTAACTGTTTTTTGATAATTGCGCCTAGAGTAATGGAATGCCCCGAATGCGGTCATATATTTGAGGCGAAAGAAAAAGAATACATTGAGGGTACAATGGTTGAAGTTACAGAAGAATACAATAAACTTCGTGGCAAATATATCGGAGAACTTACAGCGGAAGAACTTGCACAATACGCTAAGATAACTAATAAAAAACCATTTGCCATAAGAGTTGCCAAAGCAAAGCAAGATGAATTATTTTTACAATCCTTCGCAAATTATATGGGATATAAAAGCGGATGGGTAAAACATCAAGATATAAGCGAACCGATTGAATTTTTTAATATTAAAATAAGATAAATGACGACACTTTTTGAAACGACTTGGAAAGAATGCGAATACTATTTAGATAATGGAATTTCAGTTATACCTGTTAGAGATAAACCGCAAACATGGAACGGTAGAGAATATCCTATTAAATCCGCTTACCCTTGGAAAAAATGGCAAAATGAAATAATTAGTAAAGCTGAGTTACTTTATCTTATGACTGAAAAATACGATACTATAGGCTATGGTATTGTTGCGGGTAAGGTAAGCGGAAACTTAGAAATAATTGATGTAGATGTTAAGAATTGGCAAGGAATAGATGCGATGCTATTTCAAGATATAAAAGCACTTTATCCTGATATTTTTAACAGACTTAGAATTACACAAACACCATCCAAAGGGTATCATATATTTTACAGAATTTCAGACCATGAACCCGCAGGAAATTTAAAGTTTGCTTGGAAAGAAGACGCTAAAGAGGCGGCTATTGAGTCAAGGGGGGAAGGTGGATATGTAGTTGCAGCGTCTCAAATGTCTTATAAAGTTGTAAAAGACAACCCAATACCTACCATTACATGGAATGAGCGTTGCAGTATCATTGCGATTTGCGAAGGATATAATCAAAAGAAAAAGATTGCAGCAATTACGCCTACAACTACATCAAATGACTATTACGACCAAAATCCATTCGAACATTTCAATGGTAGTGCAGCAGCGGAAAGAGTACTAACTGATAATGGATGGACTTTATGTGGCAGTAATAATAACTTTATTTGGTTTACACGTCCTGGTAAAAATACAGGCGTTTCCGCTTCTTGGAATCGTACTAAAAGATGCTACTTTATATTTACTTCGTCTACTGATTTAGATCCGTCAAAAGGCTATAATCCTGTTACTTTATTATCAATACTTCAACATGGAAGTGATAGAAAGAAGACTTATAAATGGCTTTGTGATAATGGGTATGGTGTAATAAAAGAAAAAAAGCAAAAGCAACTTGCACAAAATGCAGCAAGAAAAGGTTATAATTTACCCGCAAATGTATCCGCAGAAACAAAACAACTTGCAGTTTCAATACAAGGCGAATTATTAGAACTGCATCCGCATGGCACTTTTTGGGATTATGATACGGAGGATGGAAAGGTTATTATTAACCGTGAAAAACTAATGCTAGTTGCTAATTATTTAGGTTTTAGATATTACAAAGGGAATGTTGTAAGAATTATTGATTATTTGATTTATAAGATTGAAGAAAGAGAATTTCAAGACGTTTTAAAAGATTATATCCGTGAACCAGATAACGAAGAATGTATTAAAATTTTAAATGCAATAGAATCATTTTTAGAATCTCATGGTAAATATACAATGAAACGTTTGCCGATACTTACAGAAGATTTGATATTAAAAGATACCGAGACTACTTGCTTTAAATTCTTCTTAAATGGGTATTTAATTATAGATAGAACACATATAACATTCGCTGAATATGATGCTTTAGAAATGCTTATTTGGGCTGAAAGATTGCAGCAAAGAAACTATAATAAAGGCGAAGGAGGTAAATATGTAGAATTTTTAAAACTAGCTATTGGTGAAGAACATTTACAACACGTTAAATCTGTACTTGGGTTTCTTTCTCATGAATACAAAGATGAAACTACAGGCTACATAATTGTTTTAACTGAACAATGCCGTAATCCAAAGGACGGTGGTGGTAGTGGAAAAAATGTATTTTGTTCTCTTTTAAAATCAACTACAACATATACTTCTAAGCCCGGAGCGCAAACTAAATTCGATGAAAAATTCTTTCAATCTTGGAACGGTCAAAAAATATTTTGCATTAGTGATGTACCTAAAAATTTCGACTTCGCATTTTTAAAAGAACCATCAACAGGTAGTTTTATTTGGAAGAAATTATTTAAGGATGAAGTAGAGGTTAGTAACGAAGAAGCCCCAAAATTCATAGTACAAACTAATTTCTCTTATGAAGTTTCAGACGGAGGACTTAGACGCCGTATCATACCAATTGAGTTTACTGATTTTTTTACTAAAGTGGGTGGGTTAGATGTTCATTTTGGATGCCATTTCCCTAAAGGATGGACTAAAGATGATTGGGCTGGATTTGATGATTTTATTGCTAAAAGTGTTCAAACTTGGTTATTGACTAATAAGAAATTAAAAGCACCTGAGTTGACTAATGGAGGTTGGCTTAAGCAGTTTGAGCAAACTTATGGAAGTGTTGTATTTAATTTTATTGAGCAAAACTTTAATCATTGGTGCGAACGGGTAGAAATTACTAATGATACCTTTAAAAGTTATCTTGAAAGCTACTACTTAGAAAACAATATACCTAAGCAGTACCACCCATCTACTCAACGAATTAACGCCGCCATCCGTGAGTATGCAATAAAAAATAATATAGAATTTGAAAGCGATATGCAAAAAAGGAATAACGGAGTTGTAGTAAAATATAGAAATTTCTTTGTAAAAGTACCATTTTAAGCAACTTGTAACGATATTTTTCGTTACAAACTAATTTTTCGTTACATTTTTCGTTACGCTGAAACCTTTACTAGCATTGAGTTTTATAATTTTGTAACGAATATTTATTCTTTTTTTCTATTAATTGTATAGAAAGAAATAAAAATAAAATAGTAAATGTTATTTTATAACACTATTAGTAAAATGTAAAATGTATAAAAGTAAATATAAGATAGATAAATTTTTCGTTTTTTCGTTACAGAATCGCTGAAACCTTTACTAGCATTGAGTTTTAGCTGTATCAAACTTTTTAATGACCTTTATTTTTTTCGTTACATTATGACTAAACAACAATTTATAACACAATCTTATGCCAACGAAGACCAATTTACGGCGGCAGTCCATAAATACATCAATCATAATTACCCGCAGTTAAGAAACTTTTATTTTCATGTGGCTAATGAATCGGTTACATCTATGCAAATGAGGCTTAAACTACATAGCATGGGCGTACTTGCAGGAGTTCCAGATATATTATTTGTATATCCTAAATTTTGGGCATTAGAGTTAAAGATGCCTAATGGTAAACTATCGGATAAACAGAAATATCTGCACAATCATTGGCAGTCTAAATGTATTACAGTTGAAACCGCATACAACGCCGAGCAAGTTATTACCGCTATAGAAAAAAATATTTGCCTATTCACCGATTAGTTTATTGATGTAACCAAAAATAACGCTATCTTTGTGTCAACAAAAAAAGGAAATAAAATGAACACAACAACTATCACAAAAGTATTAAACAAAGTAAATCAACAGCCTACTGAGTATTCATTAGGATTTAAAAGAATAACCGTATTGCCTACAAATGTAAGACGCAATATAAATTTAGCTTGTGTGTTAAAAGGTGAAAGCAATGATAATTCAATGAAAGAGTTTTTAAACAACCTTACAGAACAAGAATATATAAATTGGCTTAAAATTAATTAATCACTCAGGGGTGCAGCATCCTAATAACTGCAAATAAATAACATGATACAATGTAAAATTTACAACAAGTTCAGCGATAAGTACGGTAACGAATACAGCTTCGATAATTACATAGATTTTGCTACCTTTTGGTTTAAGCTAAGTAGAAAAGTTGCAATGAGTTATTTCACTGCAAATTTTACAATACTTCAAAATTGTGCAGCAAACTCAAAAGAAGCAAGGACTAAAGTAATTTTATAATTTTTTCCCTTATTCACCGATTAATGTAACCAATAATAAAAATAAACCTTTATCTTTACACCATCAAATTAAAAAAATAGAAAAAATGAAAAGAGAAATTATCTACAACAACAGAACAATTATTGAAGGCACAAATGGTTTATTTACTGCTTATTATTCAAACTATTCAAGTAATCTAACTAAAGACTTCAAAACTTTATCGGCTGCTAAAAAGCAAATAGATAAATGGCTATCTAAATAATTTAATCACCCTCACAAGTTAGCAGACCTTCAAAACTGCCTAGTTATTATGAAAAAATTATTTTTAGTTAGAATGTCAAAAAAACACATGGAAGGTGTTAGAGTAGTTGCAAGATGCTTAAATGAAAAGCAAGCTATAAAGTTTGTAAACCGTGAACATTGGTCTTATTGCATCGACAGTGTTACTGAAATTACTGATAATGACGTTTATTTAACTGAAACTATTAATGTAATCTAAAAATTAAATTATGACCCCAAGAAAAAGCAATGCAGGACGAAAGCAACTGCCGTATAAATCAGTGCCTCTTAATGTGAGAGTGCCTGATCCTATTAAAATGGAAATAGTAGAGTTAGTAAAATTAAAAATTAAGTTATGGAAAGTACAACAGAAAAAAGAAGCTATTTAATACAAGGACTTCACGCTTTGCGAATTGCCAAAGAATGCTTCCAAGATGTTCAAAGAGAAAGTAAAGGAGGATTGGGCGAAAAACTTTGCAAGCGTTACGAAAAGCAAATTGACGCTATTTATTTAGACTTCATATCTACTCCACAATTTCCAAAAGAAGTGCGTGACGGAGTTAGAACTGAATGGAATAGCGATGTATTTGCAGTTGGTGCAATAGCTGAGAAATTAGCATTAGTCCCACCAAGTGAAAGAGATATGATAGAAAATATAATTGATGGAATTTTAAACGGAGAAAAGATTAGTATTTATGAAACAACAGATTAGTACACCAAAGGATCTACTCACAGCTATTTGCAATGAATTAGGGTGCAATGAGACGAAAATTAAGTCTAAAGTGCGTAAGCGTGAACTTGTAACGGTTAGACATATTTACGCCTACATTGGTAAAATATACTTTTACTTTACATTAATGTCATTAGGTGATGCGCTAGGTAAAAGAGACCACACAACGATTATCAGTTCTATTAACTCAGTACGTAACTTTGTTAAGTCTAAAGATGCCCTTGTATGCGAGATGTTAGCGATAGTAATGGATAGTTTAGGATTAGCCGAAAACGACAAAAAAAATTATCAACATTTGCAAAGACAACATACTGAACTTACTAACGCCTATAATTCTTTAAAGTTAAAATATGCTAATCTTTGCGCTGATAACAAATATTTAGAAAAGAAAATATCTAACCTTGAAACGCAAATCAAACTTTATAAAACTAATGCGTTGGTAGTTTAATTTCACTACACTTTTTTTTATTTCAATATTTAGTTGTAGTTTTGGGGTATGATAAGTAACAGTAATAAAAGTAACAATCACAAAGACGCTATGATAATTGCATTGCAAGAATCATTGGGGGTTGTTACGACTGCTGCGAAAAAAGCCGATATAAATCCAAAAACTCACTACGAATGGCTTAAAAATGATGCTGAATATGCAGAACGTGTAAGAATGGTAGCTGAGGAAGCTATCGACTTTGTTGAAACTAAAATGTTTGATGCAATTAGCAATAGTGATAGCGGTCTTATAAAATACTATCTTTCTACCAAAGGAAAATCACGTGGGTATGTTGAACGTGTGGAAGCTAGGCAAGTAGACGAGCAAGGCAATACTGTAGCAGCTAACGAAACAAACATTACAATCACATTCGAATAAATGAATGTAAAAATAAAATGTCCAGAAGTTTATCGAATACTTTACAACCTTCCAAAAGATACACACACGATAGTATTATTGGGAGGTCGTGGTAGTGGTAAGACTTACCAAGTTAGTCAATTTATCGCTTATATGGCTACAATGCACCGCAAACGTTGTGTAGTTATTCGTGATGAAAAGGCATTGATTAAAGAAACTATTTTAAATGAAATTTGGGAGCGTTACAACACCGCAAACGATAATAGTAACGGCTATTTAGATAAATTGTTTCTTAAAAATGAAACTGAACTTAAAGATCGCAAAACAGGCAAAACGCTAATTTATACTAAAGGTTTTCGGGCATCAGATAATAAAAAACGTGCTAATTTAAAGGGGGCATCTGATATTGATATTGCTATAATCGAGGAAGGGGAGGACATTAGAGACGAAGAAAAGTTTAATACGTTTGTAGATAGCTTGAGAAAAGAAGGTTGTTTAGTTATTATTATTCTAAATACTCCAGATATTGGACACTTTATCCTTAAAAATAATTTCAATCTGCTTCCATCCGAACATGATGGATATTTTCAGCCGCAACCAAAACAACTAAAAGGCGTTGTTCAGATTTTCACTACATACAAAGACAATACATATCTACCACAAAATGTTATTGATAGATACGAGGCTTACGGAGAAAGACCAGATAAACACTATTATTACACAGCTATCAAAGGGCTTGCGTCTAGTGGTAGGCAAGGACAAGTTCATAAGAACTTTAAGCCAATTAAGCGAGCCGATTACATGAAACTACAATTTAAAGAATATTATGGGCAAGATTTCGGGAATCCTTCACCCGCTGCATTGATAGGCGTCAAATTTGACGGGCAAAAGGTTTATTGCCGTGGTATTAACTATAAGCCAATGAGTAGCTTAGAAATAGGTAAATTGTACTGTACTTTAGGATTTGGCAATAATGATAAGATAATAGCTGATAATGCCGATGCAATGTCAATTATAAAGCTAAAGAACGGATTTAAACGTCAAGAATTAACAGATGATGACGTAAAGCGTTACCCTAGATTACTGCAAGGATTCTATGTAGTGCCTTGTGTAAAAATCGGAATAAAAGAATCTATTGACCTAGCAAACAATCATGAGTTATATGCAGTTGAGGAAGATGTCGAGTTATGGGATGAAATTAATAACCGTATTTATGAGAAAGACAAAAACGGAGATTTAACAAATAACCCCGAAGCAGGGCATGACCATTATTTAGACGGATTGCTTTATTGTATAGTAGACCAACGTGGTAAAAGAAAATTATCTATAACTTCGCAATAATTTATATAATTTTGCTTTTATGCTCAACTACTTAGATATTTTTTTACATAACCCAATGAAGATGCAGTTAGCTGATGCAGTAGAACAGTCTGCGAGGCTAAATATGCACATCACAGGTAAAAACCTAAAGCAAGCCATTCAGACAATGGATGAGTTTGAAAGTGAAAGTAAAAAGAATATTCGACAAAAATACGCCCGTAGCAATAAAGACCTTATGAAGCGTGTTCACGCTCCTATTGAAAAAATATTTAGCGCAAAAGGTGGAAGCCAAATAATCAATTTACCAGATACACAACTGAAAGAATACACAGCATATTTATTGAATGTCAAAAAGAACCAGTCTATTTACCAATGGATGCAAACCACAGGTTTAGACGGTTATAATATTGACCCTAATGGATTGTTATTTGTTGAAATAGGAAAAGACGGCAAACCATACCCTACTTACAAAAGCAGTAGTGATATATTTTATTATGAGTTAGACGGGCGTAAATGCAATGTTGTTATATTCAAGCTAACACCTAAACAAGCAAGTCAATACGGATTAGAGGGTGGGTTACCTACAAGCATTACAGACAGGATGCAAAGTATGCAAAACAATACAAAATACTTTCGCATAGTTGATGAAGTAAGCGATAAGATAGTTGAGTTTGACGGCAACCAATTAAAAGAAATAGCCGGATTAACATTGCCAAACTATTTTATGACGTGTCCTGCCGTATCTTTATCGGACATTTACGAATTTGATAGTCAACTATTTATTAGTCCTGATTATTTCGTTGTAGAACTATTAAACGCAACATTAACACAGAATAGCATCTTTGAGATTTGGAAAAATTTACACATGTTCCCCAAACATTGGACTATTCAAAGTGTTTGTCCGAGTTGCGAAGGCGCAGGAACTAAGCAAGGCGAGGATTGTACAGATTGCAACGGCACAGGATATAAGACACGTTCAAGTGTAAGAGATGAGTTAGTAATTGCGCCGCCTGAATCAACAGACGGCAAAATTTCGCTCCCTTCTGCATTTGATGGATATACAACGCCGCCGATAGATGCGTGGACATTGGCAACCGATGACATGAACCGTTTCGAAATGCTGATATATTTCACTAAGTGGAATACGATGCCCGAAATGAAGAATAATGTCAAGTTTGATAAAGGAGATAAAACAGCAACGCAAGTAGTACAAGAATACGAGGGTATGATAAACGCCTTAAAAGCTTATACAATGTGGTATGAAAGCACTATGACGTTTTATATCGACCTTACAGCTGGCTTTATGTACCCTACTACTTACAAAGGGTGCAGTTTCAAAGGTGGTGACAGATATGCAGTAGAGCCGCCTAATGCTTTGTGGGATAAATACGCTAAAAGTAGGGTAGACGGGGCAAGTCAAGCGGTTTTGGATAGCCAATTAAGAGACTACTACGAAGCTAAGTTTCAAGGAAATGCAGTTATGTTAGAAATTGCATTAAAACAAATGAGAGTAGAACCTTTCGTTCATTTAACAGTTCAAGAGGTTTCAGATTTACCCGATATTACGCCGCAGGATAAAGCTACTAAGGTTTATTTTAGCGAATGGAAGTCTACTTTAAACGACATGGATTGGATCACCAAGGATGATAAGTTTCTTAGAGATTCATTAAACGAATACGCAAAGCCGAAAGTAGTACAGCCAATTACAGCGGGTGCAGACCCTAAAGCGAAGCAAGATTTAGAGCAACAGATGGCACAAGCGAAAACGCCAGAAGAAAAGAAAGCTATTCAAATTAAATTAGATAAGATTAATGTAGATTAATACTATCTTTACAAAAATTAGATATTATGACAAAAACAGAAACAGTACAAGGCAATTTAACCAAGCATGAAGAAGCAAAAGATAGATTGATTAAATCTTTGCCTATTGGCTCAAGTGTTAGCTATTGCGAATTTACTAGGAGTAATAAGAATTACGAATTTATAAAACACAAAGGCATTGAAATAATTAAACATACATTTGGCGGCAGTGGCGGAGGTGCTACTGAATATTCAATAGATTATAATTAGTAAACGTTGGCGGTCGTAACCGCTTTTTTATAACATGGGCAGACCTAAGAAAATACTCCCTACAGCGGAGATAGCACAAGCACAAGAAGAACACGAGCATTATAAAAAATATGACGTGTTTCATGCTAGAATACAAAAAGAAAATAGATACAACCCTTACACGGAGGGAGAAAGGGTAGTTATTACAGGATGGCAGCTTTTTGAATTAGCGCAACCGCACCCCGCATTTATTGAGGAAGATATTGTGTTAGACTTCAATAGCTACGTTACTAATGATGCGCCTGTTCATAAGATTTATTTGCCTATGGGTAAATATGGTATTGGAAACATTTTAAGCTATGTTGATTATGCCGAAATGATGGGACTAGATACGTCTAAAGACTTGAATATATTATTAAACAAATAAACTATGTTATGGCAATAAAGAATTTAAGCGCACTAAAAAAGACTTTAAAGGGCTTCGATGTAGATGCCTTACTTGAAGCAATAAAAAGCACTGAAGAAGTAGAAGTTTCTATCCCTGATGTGTTAGTTGTTACCAATGCTGAGTTATCTGTTAGAGATGAACAAATAAAAGCTACCAATATAAATGTTGGAAAAGAGTTGCTAATTAAGGAACTAAAAACAAAAGCGGGACTTGATTATACGGGCGAAGGAAGCAAAGACCCTGATAAGTTCATTTCAGAATATGCAAAGAAAGTTTCTACCGATTTAGGTAAAAGTGAAGAAGAAAAGGTTAAAGAACTAAATAGCGTAGTTGAAAAATTGCGTAAGAACTTAGAGCAAGAGCAAAAAGAAAAGACTGAGTTAATCACATCGCAAAAACAATCGGCTATCAAACAAAAGTATATCGAAAATACTATTGATAAAAAGCCAGATAATTACACTAACGAAGAATGGATAACATTACTTTCAATGGGTGTACAGATTGAGGAAGTGGACGGCGTGGAGGTTGTTAAAAAAGGTGGTGAAATATTGAGAGATAAAATAACGCAAAAGCCTTTGCCAATTAAAGATGCTCTATCTAGCTACATCGACGAAAGGAAATTAGGCAAGACGATAGAAACTACTAAGCCTAATGGTCGTGGAGGTGTTGATAGTAAAACACCATCTTACACAGGTATTGCAAATATGCGACAATACATGGAACATCTTAAAACAAATGGCATATCCGAAAACGGACAACAAGCGGCAACGTTACTAAAAGATATAGTTGACACTAACCCTAACTTCGATTTCTCTACTAAATAGTTTTCATATTTTCTGGTTTTTGTTATAATAAATTGCCTGTATTTCTATACGGGCTTTTTTTATTTGTTTAATTCAAACATTATCCTATAACTTTGCTTTTGCCGATAGTTTGTAACTATAGCAGCGATACGGGTAGGTTACCCGAAGAATTTAAGGTTAGTAACCTTGTTAATTGTGATTTAAAAAATTAAACACAATGGCAAATTTCGTATCATCAAATTTACTTGCATATCAGGCTAAAAACACACCTGATTTCAACAAAGCGGAAGTAAGAGAGCTTCAAAACCCTATCCTTAGGCAAGCATCTACTTACGCTCCATTCTTAGTAGGAGACGTTCAAGCAATCAAAGAATCAGACAAAAGAGCAGTCTACACTTACTACAAAAAAAGACGTACAGCAACAAACGGAACTGCACGTAGTTATGCCCCAACAGGTACTAACTCAGACAGTGGACAAGTAACCCTTTCATGGGTAACATTTAGCGAGACTTTCGGTATTCCATTACAAAGTGGTGCTGATAACGTGTTTGCACAAGAAGAACAGTTTGCACACAACATGAAGGAAGTACAAAGGATATTGCGTGAGCGTATAGGTACTTATATTGTGCAACAACTTCACTCTTTGAGAACGCAAGTGGTAGGGGCAAATCCAAAGTTAATGACTTGGAACGCAACTAATTACGCTTTCGAGAACGATGCGTCACAAATTGATTTGTTTTATGAAAACGCTCAAAGCATCATGAAGCAAAACAAGTACTACAACAAGTTTGATGTTATCGTTGACCCTATCTTATCAAAAAGAGCAAACTTTGATATGTATCAAAGTACAGGTAATGCTCAAAACTTAGCGTTTCAGTTTCAATCGTTCAATCCTAAAGGTATTATGTTCCACAGTACATTAGGTAATGAAGTTGCTACTGCTTACAGCGGTGGTACTGCTATTGTATTGCCAGAGGCTAGTTTTGCGATGATCCCTTGGATTCCAATGATTAATCGTAAAGGACAAGGAGATTTCGAAAGTTTCAACGGTGGATTTGGCACTATTGCCGATGACAGTGGATTGCCTTTAACTTACGCCGTAAGAGGTTGGGCGCAGAAACAAGATGCTAGTGCATTGGGTGGTACAGTCCAGGATATTCATGTTGACATGGAGCTTTCTGTAAATATTGCGTTTAATGCTGCTCCAATGAGTACAAGCGGTGAAACTCCTATCTACGAGTTCGGTCAGTTGCAATCTTAATTTTTAACTTTTAAAACTTCTAAAAAATGAAGCGATTATTTTCAATTTTACTTTTATGCTTAGCTATAAGCTTTGCATCAAAAGCGCAAACAGGTAGAGCGTATGTTTTCCCGACCATTGCAGGTGATACGTTAGTAAACACAGATACAGCATTGAGAGTTATACCAGCAACCGCAGGATATAGCGCAATGGAAATATCTGTAAACGTAACTAAGCTAACAGGTTCTGCAATTACAGGTACTTGTTATTTGTATGAGTCATTAGACGGCGTGAATTGGGGCAGCGCAACAGATACAGCAGCGTATCAAGTTAACCCACAGTTTGCGGCTAATTATTCGGGAGGAACTATTGTACCTACTTACACATCAACTGCTAAATTCAAGAAATATACAACTCCCGCCGTTTATTATATGGTGGTAGCTATTTCTAGCGGTACAGTTTCAGAGAAAGTGCAGTTCCTTTACACAGCGAAGCAATATTTCATTACACGCCCATAACTTTCTATGTCAAGCGCAATTAAATATACAAATGGTTTTAGGGTTGACGACGTAGTGCCTGTTCTTTTGAATAGGCGCAAATTTCGTCAGCCCACTAGAACCGATTTCCCTTTTACTTTATCTAGTGATAACGTTTGGGCAAGCGGTGATAATTATAGCCCTGTATTTGAGAGCGTTCACACAGTTGTAAGCCCTTATAATATATGGGTTACACAAGAAGATGACGGGATTAGTGAAGCTGATTTCAATGCCTTACTACTTGCAAAGAGAACCGATGTAGTATTGAAAGTACTAGCTGGCGTGTTAGATGTTCGTGAGGATTTAGAAAGAAAGTTGATGTTTGAACGCTTTGGGCGAAACGACTATCTAAACATAAATAGCGGATACTTTTGCGGTGTAAGAATTAAGCCCGCAAAGAAGTTTGACGTTACTTGTGTGATCGAAAACGTAGCTTTAAAGTTTGATAGAGACGTTACTTTTAATCTTTATCTATATCACGACACAATGCCAACGGTAAAGTTAGCCACTTATCCTGTTGCAGCCTTAGCGAATCAACAAACGATAGTTAATATTGGTAAAATGGTTAGCTATGCGGGCGAAGTTAATAAGGGTGGTAGTTATTACTTTGGGTACTTTCAGACAGAGTTAAACGGCGCACAGGCAATAAACGAAATTATTACATCTATCAATCAATGTAACTATTTCGGGTTAAACCCCGTTGAATTGTCAACCGTAAATAACAACACGGGCATCAATGTAAACAATGTAGCCTTTACCATTAAGACTCATGGTTTTAATATGCAAATGTTCGCCTTTCGTGACCATACGCAGAAAATCATTAACAGTCCATGGCTATTCGATAACCTTATAGGATTACAAATGGCAGCAGACGTTATAGAAATGATGCAGAACAACACGAGGACAAACAAAGATCAGCGTATTAGTCAAGAGATGTCGCAAAAGTTGTACAACGATTTAAACACTTCAAAAGCTACCGAGATGCACCCTTTCAGTGTCGGATTAAAACAACGGATTGAAAACGAGGCGGCAAGAGTAAAGAAAGAATTGTACAAGAAAAACAAAGTTGCGAGCATTACACACGATACGGATAATGATTTAATTTATGGCATTCCGCCTATTATACCTGTACCTTTTACTTACTAACAATGGGATTAGTTTTAAAAAATAACCCTGTAGGGATAGATTTAAGGATAAGCGAATTTGCAACGGTGTTGTATAATCATCTTTTGGCAAAATGGAATTTGAACGCTAATACTTTAAATGTTTTCGGGCGTGCATATCGCAATCAGACAGTAGACGGATATATTCCAGAGGTTTTTATGGGTAAAGATTACAGAGACGTATTTATAGATGACAAGGTTAGCGCAACTGTTTTTTTTGGTACTAAAGAGACATATAAAATGGATAGCGCAGGTTATGACACAGTAGAAGTTTTCTGCATTGTTATGACGAACCTAGACAAAATAAAGCTGGTGGGGCAAAGACAGGACGAAGAAACTAAGCTAGATGTTGAACTAATTGCAAATAAAGGTTTGTACGGGTTTCAGCCTACTAGCACAATGACAGGCTTAGATACAGTTTTCAGCGAGTATAGTGGATGGAGAAAGAAAGACGGGATTAAATATCGTGACCAACATCCTTTCTATAATTTCCGTTTAAATTTCAACGTCACATACAAGCTAAACAATAAATGTGGTATTAATTAACAATTAAAAATTTTAAATTATGGCAGCAGTTAAAGCGTGCGGAAGCACTAATGCACCGTTAAACAGTGGTAGCGATTGCAATATAACGCAACGTTACATTTCTATGATTATAGCTGTTCCAAAGCAAGGGTTCAGTTTTACTTTAGCCAACTTAACAAGTGGCTTAACATGGTTCACCCCATTACTTCACGCAGCCTTAGGCAGTCGTGTATATCCTTTGTTTGGGTATAATGCAAGAATTAGCGACATCAAAAACGATGCAGGAACAAGTATCGTTGAAAAATTGGCTAATGGTATTGACGTATTTGTAAAGTACGGCGTTTTGGGTATGACTTTCGAAACTACTGAAGGTGGCGAATGTTATACAAAAATACTTGAATCGTTTGTAGGCAAACATTCTCAATTTAGCTTTTTGTTTATTGACGAACAGGGCATTTTAAAATGTAAAGACAACGGTAACGGTACTTTTAGCGGTATTGATGTTGCAAGTATTATAGGTGAAAACCCTACACTTGCAGATTTTAAGAGCGTTTATAAGTCAATGATTCAATTAAAGTTTACTAATGATGAATGGGTTAAGAACTCTACACTACTAACAGGAGGTGACGTTTTGTTATCTTCTATTGGATTGATTGGCGCAGATGTTACAGTAGGTACAGCAGGCGCAAGTTCTACAACTAAATTAAAGTTCCAAACTTTAACAGATTGTGGGAACAGTGATTTGACTGTTCTTTTCCCGTCAACTATTGCATTACCCGCAAACTATGTTGTTACTAAGGTGAGTGACGGAACAGTAGTAACTATCAGCGCAGGGGCGGTAGTAGGTACGCACGTTGAACTTACAGGAACGTTTACGAGTGGAAGTTCTTATTTGATTACACCAGTTGCAGCAGCTACATTGCTAACCAATGGTGTTATTGGGTATGAGTTTATCAATACACTAAGTATAACTATTCCGTGACCCGCAAGGCTACTGTCTGAGGATGGTAGCTACTTAGTTACCGAATCAAATAATAATTTAACGGTTTAACAAATAGGGGCTGCATTTTGTAGCCCCTTATTAAAATATACAATATGGCAGATATTAAGATTTCAGATTTACCAAGTTATAGCGGCGATATTCGAGACGGGGTATTGCCTATAGTTGCAAGTGGGGTAACTAGTAAGATAAGCGGGGCTAATTTATTGCCGTATAAAGTTTATAGTGCTTTATTGACACAGCAAGGTGGTAGTGGTACACCTAGTGTAATTGTATTACAAAATACAATAGGAATAATAACATGGGGAAGGGTGACAGGGGGAGTTTATTCTGCGACCTGTTCTACTAGCGTTTTTACTGATATTAAAACAATTTCACCACAAGATTCTACTGTAATTAAAGGGAATGGCATAGCTTACTCTACTTTAACTGTTTATAGAGTAGATGCAAATACCGTTTATGTTGAAACAGATAACCTTTCAAATTCTCCTGTAGATGGTCAATTAACTTATAAATTTATTGAAATAAGAGTTTACCCTTAAAATTATTAATTATGGATAAGTACATAAATATTGCGGGCGTTTGGATTTTAAAGGAGGCAACACAATCAGCTAAAGAGATATTCTCACACCTAGAAGGAGAAATACTGAAAGCAGCGGTTGATGCCTTTAAGGAAGCTACTAAGCCGCACGCAAAACAGGAAGTTGCAAAGCAAGATGCACCAGCGCAATAAAAAAAAGCCCTTAATGTAAAAGTTAGGGGCTTTTTTATTACCTTTATGCAAAATTAGAAATATGAAAAAATTAATTATCGCAGTGGCTTTATTTGCCACAAGTTGCGTAAAAGTTGCACCTTATAATGGTGTATTTACAATGTCAGTTCGTGCCAATATTCAATATGGAAGTATTAGTATTCGGGCTAACAATACAAGTTTGCTTGCTAAAATAGACAGTACTTTTATTAATGGCAATATATTGTTATCTATTAATAATAAGGGCAAAAGGCGAACCGATACGATACCGTTTTCTATGTATTACAATACTACGCAAGCTAGTAAGTATTTAGATATGAGCATTAAGCCGTACCCAATTGCCGATTCATTGGAAGGTGTAATATTAGGCGATTTAACTACAAATGACAGCAGGTACACTTTAATTTATAAGTAATGGTAAAAATTATAATTATATTATTAAACATCGCAAACGTGATTATGTTTTTATACGCATTATATTTGTCACATGGCATTTGATGACTTACAAAATAAGATTAAGGCTTTCGGAGCGTTAGATTTTAACGCTGAGTTGTTTAATGTTGTTAATAATAATACTAATTTATTATCCACATTGCAAAAGGAACAAATGGCAACGGGTTTAGATGCTAATAACGAACCTGTTTTAGCCACACAAGGCGCATTTTATACACCCTATACAAAACAGATAAAAAAAGCAGCAGGAGTAGGATTAGGCGCTGAAATAAATGTCGTTACTAACTACATGAATGGTAATTTCTATAATACATTGAAAAAACAAGTTTACGATAATGGCGCAGTAGAAACGGTTAGCAATGTTGATTACTTCGAAGATATATTGAACAGGTCGGGAGAGGTTGCGCTAGATTTAAACGAGGAACACCGCAAAGAGTTTGCAGAAGAAAAAGTTATCCCACATATTCAAAAAGTAGTTAATGACGTTTTTAGCAAATGAAAAACAAGTAGCACACATAGCTAATGAAGTTGCTCGTATTCATGTTTTGCGCACCTTAGATGAGATTGAAATATGGATTAAATCTGGCAAAACTATCGAGCAATATCTATTAATAAAACGAAATTTATTTACTACATCAAATAACTAACTATGGACTTTACCGAATGCACCATAACTACGTTTATGGATGCCGCCTTTAATAGTAATTTTACTGTAATTAGCAAAGAAGAATATATTCATATAAATATGCAATATATGGATGCAAGCGGGTTGTTCCTTACTCGTGAATATGAATTGCAAATTTCTATCCAGTCAATGCGTAATAAGATTAATTGCGTAATGTTAGGCGTTAATTTGCAAAGGGAGTTCATTAAAGAGTTTGGACTGCCATATTTGCCCGCATTAAGCGAATTTAATAAATACGGTTATCGCCTAACATGGGATAGCGATTTAAAAGACTTCGAAACGCAATTACAACGCATTGAGGCGAATATTCAAAGCTATATAACACTAGCTAATAGAAAAGAAAAAGACCTAAAAACAACGATTGAAAACGCTGAAATTATAGATATTAAACAAAGTAGAGCGCAATTCAATAAAATGCTAATATCTTTACAAAAAATGAATTATCATATCGACAAATCTAAGACAACAATGGAGGATTTAGCGACTATGATAGTATTAAATAAAGAAATGGCAAAAGAAAATGGCACAAAACATAGTTGAGTTAGGCTTTAATGTCGAAAGTTTCAGCGCAGAACAAAAGCAAGTTTTAAAAGCTATGCAAGAGGTTTTCGATAAATGGCAGCAAATGAACGTCATTATGGGTAAACCTATTCCCGCCGATGGACTTGTTTCTTTCGCAGAACAACAAAAACAAACTAAGATTATAGTAGACCAAATGACAGGGGCAACTACAAATCTTACTAAGGCTCAAATTGAGCATAGTAACGCTTTAAAAGCCGCAGCGCAAGCAGAAGCAGCGCAACAAAAAGCGCAACAAGAGACTTTAAAGACTAGTAATCTAAAGGAAAAGCAACTTAAACAAGAAGCAAGAGCCGCAGCCGATGCAGCTAATGAATATAAAAAACTATCGGATGCAAGCCGTGAAGCAGATTTAAAGTATAAAAATCTAAAAATACAATCTGACAAAACAGGTAGTTCTACGGATATTGAGGCAACTAAAGCAGCATTAAAGGAATCTCAAGAACTAAAAAGCTATTTATTAGCCCTAGACGCCGCAACGGGCAACTATTCTCGCAATGTAGGTAACTACTCCAGTGCATTAACAGGTTATGCAAATACTTTGCGTGGGTTACGAGGACCTACTAAACTATTAGGTGAAGCATTAGGATTAGGAGCGCAAGAAGCAGACCAATTAAGGTTGGTTATTGAACACTCTTTGCAAGGGTTGGCGGCGTGGTTTAAGGGGCAGAATGCAGCCAAAGAAGCAACGGTTACTAATACAGCCGCAACAGTTGAATTTACTACAGTTGAAGGACAAGCAACAGCAGCGACGGCATTGAATACAGAGGCTGAAACAGCTAAAGCAGAAGCTACAGTTTTAAGTACGGAGGCTACAGAAGAAGCTACAGCCGCCACAGGTTTATTTATTGGTGTTATTGCCCCATTTGTTGCAATATTATCCGCAGCCGCTATACCTGTAATGTTCTTGATAGATGCAATTAAATCATGGGTTAATGCTAATGAAGATGCTATGAAGGCAGAAAAGGCATTAGCAGAAAGTTTAGAAAAAAACATAGGCTTAGAAAAAGAAGCAGTTTCGATAATTAAAGAAAAAAACGAACTATTAAATAAAGGCTTAAAAGATGATATTGCCAATGCTAATGCAGCTGGCGTAAATAAACAGCAAACTTTAGAACTAGAACAAAGATTGGCTAAATCCCAACTTGAAAGCGCAGAAGCTATAAAACTTAAATACGGCGTTACTACTGAAACTGTAAACAAAGCATTGAAAGAAGAACAGGACGCTTTATTAGTTCAACAAGGGTTTCAACGTAGGATTGACGAAGCTAATAGAATAGAGCGTGAAAATGCAGGGAAAACAGTACTCGAAAGACAAAGCCATGAAGATATTGAAAAACTAACGGCAATGGCTGCCACTGCTGAATCAGCACATAAACTAGCTAAAACCAATCTTGATTTTCAAAAAAATATTCTTGATGATAGCGATAAAGCGCAACAAGACGCAACGGCAAAAGGTATTGAGATTGAGAAACTAGCAGCCGAAACAAAAGCAAAAGTTGAAGCAGAACACAACCAACAAATCTATGAGTTAAGGAAGGCTCATAATGATAGGATATTGAATGATGAAAGAAGCACTTACAAGCAAAAGCAAGATGCCTTATTAGGCAACTTAAACGCTGAATTGAGGCTATTGGATACACAAGTAAAAGCGCAGTCCGAATTAAGGAAAAGAGATATTATTGATAAAGAAGAATACGAGGCATCTATAAAAGCTATTAACGTCAAACGAACACAAGCTATCAACGCCGAAAGCGAAGCATTGCGTAAAATGAAGGTGCAAGAAACTAACGATATAAGGGCGGCGGTATTATCTAAAGAGAAAGCAGAACTACAAGGCGAGATAGACACAAACGATGCTATCACTAAGAATGTAGAGAAAGAGTTAGAAGCTAGATTGAACGCTTACGCTGATAGTGTCACTGAAAAGACTACTTTAATAAACAAAGATTTTGACGCTCAAAAACTTCATGAGCAAGAAAACGGCAACATGAAGGAAAAGTTAGATGCTATTGAAGCGAATAGAAAATTATCTTTAGTTAAACTAACCGCCAACAGCGAGAAAGAAGTCTATGATATTACTAAAAGCTATCTGGATAAAAAAGCTAAAGCGATTGAGGAGGCTAATAAAGCTACTTCTAATAGTGGCAATACTGAACAATACCAAGCCGATACTATACGCTTAAATGAATCGCTAAAAAACAATCTAATATCTTACAATGAATATTTACGTCAAAAGAAAGCATTAGACGAAGGATATGCAATATCTACAGACGAGGCGCAAGTTAATGACGATGCAAAGAAATTAGCAGACTTAGAAGCCTTTGGCGAGGAGTTATCTTTAAGGAAATTAACCGCAAAGCAATCTGAATTAAAAGCGATTGAGGATGAAGAAACCTTGAATAATGCGAAGATTTTAAACGGTAAAGAGAAACTTGCAGCGGACGAAGTGAAGCTAAGTAATGAAAAAATGCGCAAGGAATTGGAAGGACGCAAAAAATTAGCCGAAGCAGAAAAGCAAATTGAAACGCAAATAGTAAACTTCGTTAAGACTGCCGTAGATGCAAGTTTTCAAAAGAAAGAGGACGCTATTCAAAAGCAAATAGAGATAACTAATCAGCTTTATGATAATGAGATTGCAGCCGTGCAGCGTTCATCATTAAGCCAACAAGATAAGGCTGCTTTAGAAATACAATTACAAGCGCAAAAACAGCAATCGGATAGAGAAGCAGCGAGAGAGGAAAGGAAGCTAAAGCATGATAAGGCGAAGATGGATAAAGAAATTTCTATCGCTCAAATTACTATGGCTACAGGCGTTGCAATCATGAACGCTTTAAAAGATTTCCCTGGTCCAGTTGGTATAGCTTTAGCCGCTGCCGAAGGTGCATTAGGTGCAATACAACTAGCTACAGTTATTGCAACCCCACTACCTTCTTACGCCGAAGGTACAAATTACCATAAGGGAGGTTTAGCTAGATTTGGCGAGGCGGGGGCTGAGTTGATTGTTGAACCTAATAAAAAGCCGTGGATTGCTTATGCTGAAACTATTAGCTATTTGCCACAAGGTACTAAGGTTATACCAATGAGTGCAAATATTAAAGAGCAAGGCAAAAGCGATGGATTAGGATGGGAACAGGTTAAATATTTAGGTATGATGATTAAAAAGAATAAGCCTAATATTAACAATGTAGTTAACACGCCGCCACCTGTAATGAATATTGATTTTGACGTGTATTATAATCAGAAACTTAAAGGATATAATTAATGGGATTACAATCTAAACAATACTACTTTTGGCTATTAGACGCAAATGGAAAGTTTCTATATGCAACTTATGATTTAACGGGGAAGCCTGTTATTAAAAAGCAATCGCAGCCGATACCGTTGCAATATTCGCCGTCTGATTTGATTAAGTCGAAATTATCTTTTGCAACTAATCAAAAGTATTTTTCTTTAAATAGAACTATCACTTACCCTTTAAAGTTCATCAAAGATGGGGCGGACATTTTACGTTGGATGGATTATAACGGTAACGGTTATGAATCTATTTGTTATCTAGTTGTTACTAAGCTAAATACTGCGACGGGAATTAATGAACTTGCCTATCGTGGTAAGATTGATTTTAGCCGCAAAGTAGATGATCCAAGAACGGGTTACACCGTTAGCACATTAGATGAATCCGCATGGAGTATATTATCGGCAAATGAAAGCGTATTGTATCAAATTGACTGCTCTCCTACTAATCCGAAGGCAGTAAGGGTATTGTTTGACGGGGTGACGCTTAGGAATAAAGTTACTTATCAAAGTATAGGCTCACAGTTTCAGATTAGAAGTTATGGAGGTTGGACTGTTATACCTTTTTCATTAATCAATCAAGACGGTGATAGTGCTGGAGTTGTTTATAACAATCAGATATTAACCAACTATGAAAGAGTTGCAGTAAATGAATCTAATGGATTAATTAACGGCGAGTTAATTTACTCAGTATATCCTTTAAATGGTTTTCGCATTACAGGAACTTATAGTTATCGTGCTAATTGCCCAGGCGGTTTTACAGGTTTATGGTTTAAATTAGTTACGGTAATTGGCGGCATTACTAATCGAATAATAATGATTAAAAATGTTAATTACAGAGACCCGAATATTAGAATTAATGATGAAAATATAAAGGACATTGTAAATATCGACATTACATTAGATTTGGCAGCTAGTGAACGTGTATTTTTATTTGTTCAAGCTACTGAGAATGGATTTGGAAATGTACCTGTAATTATACCCGAACCTTCAAACTTATTCGTATCCGTCCAAACAGTCACCAAACCCCAAATATGCTACGGATTGCGGGCGTTTGATTTATTGCAGGGGATAGTATCAAAAGCAACTAGAAATAAATACACTATACGAAGCAATTATTTTGAAAACAATGATAACCTAGATATTTGTTTCAGTGGTGATGCTATTCGTCAAATACCTAACGCTTATATTCAATCTTCTTTTAGCGATTGGTTTAAGTCGTTCGATTGTGATAAGTACCTAGCAATGCGAATAATAAACGGGGTATTGTGGATTGAACCCGCTACAACTGTTTACGCTATTGGCGATACTTTAATGGATTTGGGCGAAATTAGCAACCTTAACTTAATGCCCGCTATTGAATACGTTTGCAATGAGGTTAAAGTAGGTAGCACAAAACAAGATTACAGGCACTCAAACGGGCGTTATGAGTTCAACTCTACAAATAGTTTTTCATTGCCTGTAAAAACGGTTCAAAAGTCGTTAGATTTGGTGAGTAAATATAGGCGTGATAGTTATGGCATTAGTTTCCTTATTTTAGATTACCAAGGTAGCAGTACTAAGGATAATTTAGGGGATACAAATGTATTTGTTGTAAGGATTACAAACGAGCAAGCAAGTGCAACGACTAATGTAGAAACATTTATACAATTAACAGTTGACAACGCCCCACTAGCACCATTTATACGCTACCCTTTTCAAGGGGCATGGATTACAAATGATAAGCCGACTATTCAAGGCGTTGCACCCGCAGGAAGTACAGTGAATATTTATGCAGACCACTCATTAGACGGAGGTACTACAGCAGATAGTAACGGTAATTGGAGTTACACTTTAGTAAATGCCTTATCTTCTTTTGCCTACACTGTAAACCCAGACGGTAGTATTACAGTAACAGCAAGCGGGCAGCATACTATAGACGCTACTTTTACCGATGACGGCGCAGCGGTAAATAGCGTAACTATAACGGTAGATACAACGTCTACTACATCAACGGCGATTACTTCACTTGCAGATCGTCAGAATATTTACGACAATAAGCCACTATTAAAAGGCGTTTCCCAGACAGGAGACACAATAACGATAAAGGTTGATAATATTACTATTGGTACTACTACAGCCGATGGGAGCGGACTATGGTTTTATCAACTACCTAGATTAACTAACGCCACACACAAGATTGAGGCGAACGCTATTGCGATAAACGTAAACGTTAATAATGCAGTAGACTATCCTTTAGTAACTTCATTTAGTGATGGATTTGTAGAAGTGAATAACTTACCTACTATTAGTGGCGTATCAATGCCAAACGAAACGGTTACTTTATATCTGAACTATCAAGTACCTACTATTCTAGCAAGTACAAGGGCTGATAGTTATGGTAATTGGAGCGTAACAGTAGTACCACAACCTTATCCTATCAATCCGCCTATACCCTATATTCCAAATGGGCTTAATATAGTTTCTACATCATTAACTAATCAGATTGTGCAGATTGCAGTTAGTGGGTATAAATTAGACAGACCTACATTTAGCGAGATTAGCGGCGTAATTGATAACACTGTATTTAATACGCATTATTCGCCAAAAAGGATGTTACAATCTAGGGGTGCATTTTGGAAGTCTATTTTATGGCAAATACCACAAGCGCAATTGTCATTCGAGGCGGCAGATAAAAACGCATTATTAAAGACAGTCCTAAACGGAATCACTACCCAAGAAAATACGCCTTTAAAATTAAGCGATGTATCTGATAGTGCTTTATTTTTGCCGATAAAGGCGAAGTTTAGAACTCGTGTTCCCGCTACGTTTAATCAGATACTTTACGATTTCAATAGCGGCGGCGTAATACAAGGGGAGTATAGGGGTAACGTTATTTACTTTATGCCTGTAGGGCAAATGACACAGGCTAACGTGACTGATGAAGTGCAAGAATGGGAGTTATTACTATCGCCTTTGAATGACTTGAATAATATTATGCAGTTGTCGAGAGATAACACAACTTTAGATATGATGAAAAACGCAATTTCAATAAGTGACTATAACCCGCTACATTTTGTGGTGTATAATTTCGAGAAAAACGAAAAATATAACACCTACCAAATGTTTGAAGAATGGTTTAAAGATAGAAACTTACAATATATTACTCAGCCTGACTACTTGCAAAAGTGGCAAACTAGCGATAATATTACTATTCAGATAGTAAACGATAATCTTAGCGGGTTGAAGCTAAAAATGTATAATTGCTATACAGGCACGCTAATAGATACAATTGATTTTGCAGCAGTACCAACACAGCCGACAGTATCGCCTAAGATTACATTAGAGGCATTGATTACGCTATCAGATTACGGGGAAGGTGAGTATTTCTTTGTAATTTACACTAATACTACACCTATTGCAATTTCGGAAAGAATAAATGTTAAGGACGTTTGGAGTAACACAATATTGATAGAAGCAAACGATATTAATAATAAGCCTGATACTTTCTTTTCTACAGGTTTTACTCCTACGTTAAGAGTTGAAGGATTGGTAACAAACTTTATTCCAGAGATAGTAACATGGCAAAATAAGGACGAAATAGGCAATAACCAAATGCTTCATTCTATCCCGTCAAAGAAAAAAACTATCTATTTCGGAGACCCTACAGGATTGCCAGATTACATGGCTAATAAAATAAGTCTGTTTACTCAGCTATCAAATTGCAATATCGAAGGGCAACAATTTGTAATGATTGCAGATAGCAAACTAGAACCTAATGAAACAGACGGTTATCCAATGTTTTATTATAAGTTAGATTTGGAACTAGCTAAAAATAGAACTTCAAATATATTTGCAGTAGAAGGCGGTAATGTATCGGTAGTAACATTAGCGGTTGATGCCAGCGCATTTAATGGCAATCAAGGAACAATAATAAACGTAGAACTAACAAACGAATAATAATATGGCAACTTGCACTTTAAACGCAGCTAGTACAGCTTTTCCTTTAATAACAAACAGAACAAGGGCGGAACTTTATAAAGTATCTGACCCCGTTGCATTGTACGCTTCAATAATTGATACTACAAGCGGACACCCCGCAAGAAGTTGGGCGTTTACAGGATTAGACCGTACTAACTATTTATTTCAAATTACCGAAATAGACGGTAGTGGGAATATATTGTCGGTATTATCAGAGCCTATGACGGTAGTCCCTGACCAATTAGACGGGCTACAATTCAGAACACCAGAACAAATTAAAGTAGGTACTACAATAGGACTAACAGCGGGTGCAAGTATCGCAACATTTGACGGAACAGGCGGCGCACCTGACTATCGTGGTTGGGAAATTAGACCATGCGTTATTGGTGGGCAAAACTATTTAATAAAAGGAGTAGACTATAGTTATAACATATCTACAGGGTTATTTTCCTTACTTCAAAGTGGCGATGTTTTTGCAGATATGCAAGTTTATAATATCCAGTTTGATGATAGAATTAACCCAGCAGGAGGCAGTACGCCTACTACTTTTGATTTAACTACAATGTTAATTACGAACAATACTACATTAACGACTAATGATATAGGTAAGCAGCTAATAGTTGAACCAAGTGGAACATATTTAGAAATAACACTGCCTTCAATATCGAGTGTAGTTAGTGGGAGGGAGACGCATATAGATGTTAGCGTAGCAGCTAGTAATTTGTGCGTTAAATTAGTTTCTTATGGAACTGACGCAATTAACTTTTTTACAGGCAATTGTTTCATATTGCCTAATGAGACATTGACATTATATAAGTTCACAAGGTCGGCGGGCGTTTATGAATGGCGTGTTAAAAATGCAGTAGGTAATTATGGCAAAATAGGGGCTTTTATTTATAGTGATGCAGATAACGCATCTACTTTTAATATGATTGAAAGTAACGGCAGCAGCTTAGATACTTCGCAATATGCAAGGCTATACAATGATTTTGTATTGAATCTGCCATCTACCCAAGTGTGTAATTATGATGATTGGGCTACGGGTGATAATAAATATAAATTCAGTTATGCTAACTCAGCTAACCCAAGTTATGCAAATCAATTTCTAATACCAGACAGGAGAGACTTATTTATTCGATCTACTTCATCAACAGGACAACCAAGCGACTATCAAAACGATGCGATAAAAGCACATGCCCATGAACAAAGGACATTTACAGCGGTAGGCGATGGAGGAAATAAGCCAGTAGGTTTTAATAATACGTCAGGTAGTCTTACGGGGCATGGATATAATACAGCCAATTTTGGTGACACAGAAACACGCCCTAAAAACTTTTCTTCACGATTATATATTTTAATCTAAATTTGTAAAATATGAGGTATTTAATAGCATTTTTATTACTTTGTTCGACAGCCTACGGGCAAATATATCAGCCGTCAATAGCTACGGTTTATGGTAGTCATAACTTACGATTAAAAGCCGATAGCGTTCAGCATTTGCCAGAGTATAACGATAGTTTATTTCACTCTACCGACCATTCAGCGCAAATAAGGGTAATTAATGGCAACATGTACTATTATAGTGCATCATTATCACATTGGATTAAGCTATTATCAGGATCATCCACCACCCCATCCCTCCAACAAGTAACCTCAGTTAGCGATACTACTAACATAGGAATTAGGATTAATGATAATACAGGGCGAGAGGTTACAAGGTTAAAAAATGACGGTAGCGGGCATTTTGGATATAATAATGAGATAGTATGGGATTCAATCCAACGAATGACGGTTAATTATTTATGGATGCAAAAGGGTGGTTATTTTCCTTTCGATACTATTCAGCCTCAGTGGTTTATAAATACTAGGTACGGCAATGGTATAGCCTTTCACGCCGATACGCCTTATTATTCAAAGGGTGACGGGCATTTTTATCCGTTTACAATAGGTTTATCGAGCGGTTACGAACCTAAAATAACCTCACCAAATACAGTTAATAAATATTGGACAGGTTATAAGACTTTCGCTACACTTTTAACAGATAGCGTAAATGAAGGAAGCACTAATTTATACTACACAGACTTAAGGGCAAGGGGTAGTTTATCCGCAACCCGTAACGCTTCAACAGGATCTATATTTACCTATAATTCGTCTACAGGGGCATTTAATTTAGATACTACAAAATACCAAGCCCCATTAGTCAGCGCAACCAATATCAAAACAATAAACGGTAGTAGCATATTAGGTAGCGGTGATTTAACTGTTAGTGGTGGTTTAACAGGTGCAGGATCTGTGAGTAGTTCAATAGTCCCAGTTGCATTATGGAGTGTAACGAATAGTAAACTAACATCACCAACTAAGGGGGCTAATAACAACGATTACATTGCTTTTGATACAACAAATAAAGATATTTATTTGGCTAACAATGGTACGAACAGTAATGTTTATGTGGTTAATACAATAACAGGAAGAAAATCATTTGGGCTGCATACTAATAGTGATGGGAGTGGTGCATTATATATGTACGATGGAACGGTAAGTGCTAACATTAAAGGGTACTTCAGCTACGACCAAGCAACGTTTACAAGTAATGGTATTTATGGTTGGACAAACTCAACGTCTACTGCCAATGGTAGTATGACAACGGGCATATCAAGAACTGCCAACGCAACAATAGCTGTAGGGAATGGAACGGCGGGGAATACGAGTGGAACGATTGTAGCTGCAAATTACAACTCTACAGCGACACAAACAACGGTATCAGCATCTAGCAGTGGCAGCGTGGTATTTAGTCAGCCATTCGCAGGAACTAGCTATAAGAAAGTAATGATCTATTGCAATGCTGCAACGGGTACGGCAACTTATACTTTCCCAACGGCATTCACAAATACGCCTACGGTATTATCAACTAATGGATTAGCTACATCATTAGTCACATCATTAAGCACAACGGCAACAACAATTACAGGCACATCATCAACAGGCATTCTTATTATTGAAGGATATTAAAATTAAACACATGAAAAAAGTATTATTAGGATTAAGTTTATTGTTAGCATCTATTAGTTACGGTCAATTAGTTCCGGTAGTTGACGCAAGTTTTACCCCTACCATTGACACTTCAGTACACAGCACATTGGCGTGTAAGGTTAATTCAATAGTTTCTACGTTAGATAAAGATACTATAACAAGAGTATCAATTACTACGCTATACGATAATAATGTATCGGATAGTATCAACGGTATTGCTAATGTTCAAATTAATCTGTTAGACGCTAAATTAAAGGCAGTTAAATCGTATGGGTTTACCTTTCAAGGCATTAATCACTACTATTGGTATTACATCGGTAATGAGTACGCTTTTAAGGTTGCAGCCACTTATTTAAAAAATAGTCCTGATATTTCACTAACATTAACTTTTAAATAGTATTTTCGAATCCAATTAACCCCCTACGAGAATGAAATTAAATGATAACACTAAAAGAAAATTCAATGATACACCATGTTAAAGAGACATTCGAAGGGATTGTTTTGGGTGTAATTGGAATATTCAACTTCTCTATATCGTGGAATACGATTGATAATTCGATGAAAGTAATAGCCTTTCTTTTAGGCTGCATTTGTACTATTGCTACAACTAGATATTATATTAAGGCATCAAAGAAATTAGATAAAAAATAAATAAAATGAAAGAATTACTACAAAGGTTATCAGCACCTACACCCGACTTCTTCAAGGGCATTATAGTAAAAGCTATTGCCATTGGTGCAGTTGGCGGCGTATTAGTTGGATTGCCAGCAGCAGTACCTTTTATTGCTTTCCCTCCTGTATTAACTACAATAGGCGGCTACATGGTAGCAATTGGGTTAGTAGCAGGCAGTGTGGCTAAAACCGCTAAGGTTGATGTACCGAAAGATGATGTAGCGCAATAAATAATTATCACGGGAAGCCTCTCAACGATGCTCACTTGCCCGTGACTTTTTAAGTTTATTAACAATTAAAAATAGGATTATGAGTACAGAAAATTTAAGTTTTGGAGGGGCTATTGAATCATTAAAACATGGTGAAAAAGTTGCACGTATAGGGTGGAATGGGAAAGGTATGTTTTTGGAATTACAAGTAGTAGATGAACATTCAAAAATGGGTCATAACTATGTTTACATGAGTGATGTTAATGGCAAATTGTTTCCATGGAATCCTAATAACTTGGATATTCTTGCAGAAGATTGGTGTATTTTGTAAAGTAAATGTAGTAAAAGGCATACCGTAAGAACTGCCCTATACTCCTTTCAAAGCACCCATATTAATTAGGTGCAAGCCGTAGGGCGATTAACTTGCCGCAGTGGATGAAATTGAAACTGCGGTACTTTTAACTTTACATTTATGAAATCTCTATCAATACACATTTTTCTAGTGATATGCTTTTTAACGGCGTGCATGACTATGCCGAAAGCTATCCGAAAAGTAATTAATAGTCCAGAGGCTACCAACGAAGTATTGGCACTACATCCCTGTAAGGAAATAGCGGATAGTATTATAAGCAAAACAGATACTTTACTGCATACCGATACTATCACTAACGTAGGCTTTTATATTGATACCGTTCATCATTGGCGATATGATACAGTTGTCCGCAATATTCGGACAGTTCAATTAATTCATAAAACAGATAGTATTTTTGGTATAGACCAAAGGAAGTTAGATATACTGAATAATAGTATTCAAATAAGAGATAATCAGATAATAGGACTAGACCAACAGTTATCCGACAAATCAGCAGAAAATAAAGCTAAAGACAAATGGCTTTATTTATTCATTGGGTTATTTGTTATTGACTGTATTTATTTAGCTTTTAAATTGTTTGTGAAATAATGCAAGAATACACAGTTAAAATAAACGGCGGTAATCCTATTACGGTATTAGCTAATACTATTGATGAAGCAGCGCAAAAAGCAATGAACTACAACATGATAGGTGATTGCGATGCAGTAGAATTTTTGAGTAATATGTTTAATTTGAAAGGTAATGAACACAGTAAATAAGGCAACTATAGACTTAATTAAGTCATTTGAAGGGTTCAGTGCAAAAGCTTATCATGACAGTATTGATCCGCCAAATGTGGACACAATCGGATATGGAAGTATACTTTATGAGGATGGAAGAAAAGTAAAGGTAGGTGACCAAGATATAACGGAACAAAGAGCCATTCAATTATTAATGTGGGAGGTAAACTTAAAATCTAAAGCAGTAAGTAAACTAATTACATCGAAAGTAAACGATAATCAATTCGGGGCTTTGGTTTCATTTGCCTATAATTTAGGCGAAGGCAACTTATCTAGCAGCACATTATTAAAGAAAGTAAACATTAATCCAAACGACCCTAGTATTCAGCTTGAATTTGATAAATGGATATACTCTAACCACTTGCCCGTTAAAGGCTTAGAACGCAGGCGTAGAGCAGAATGGACACTATATAATACTAAGTAATATGCCTACTCCTATAATTCGCTTTGAACCTTTGAAGATTATTAACACAATGTCTAAAATATGTCTACCGATAAGGAAAAAAGTAAAGGGAAAGTTGAATTAATAAAGGAGTATTATCTAGCTAATCAGTCAGAAGATTTACAAGTAATTGCAGATAAGTTTAAGAGCAGTAGACCAACGGTATCGAATATAGTTTCGTCACTTAGAAAAGAGGGCAAAGTGCCACCATTGCCCGAAAACTATAGACAGAAGCCGAAGTTGGAAAGTAAACACGCAGCGTTAGAGCAAGAATGTGAAGTAACAGGATTACCCGCTGAAAGAGTCTCGCATTATTGGTGGAAAACAAAAGACGCATCTATATTTGTCAAATGTGAACCAAATGAAGAAAGCGATATATTAAAGCAAATAGAGACTATAATAACCGAAAGACTTACTACAAGAATAACAATACCTACAATATCTACAGAAACATGCCAAAAAGCCTTAAAAGTAACCATATCAGATGCACACGTTGGACTAGACCCAAACCCGAACGGATATGGAATTTACAACTACAAATACAACGCCGACATATTCTTTCAGAACTTAGATAGCGTTTATAATTCTGTAATGGCTAAATATAATCAGTTTGGTAAATTTGACACTTTATTTATAGATGATTTAGGCGATGGCTTAGACGGATGGAACGGGTTAACGACTAGGGGAGGTCACGACTTGCCACAGAATATGAGTAACGTAGATGCCTTTAAAACTTTCGTAATGGGCAAACTAAACCTAATCGAAAGGCTGATAGCTGCCAATGTATCGGACAATATAGAATGTCGTAATGTCTCAAACGATAATCATAGCGGTGATTTTGCTAGGATAGCGAATGAAACCATTAAAATGATACTAGATAGAATTTATGGAAGCGGGCAAATAGGATTTAAAATACTCAATAAGTTTGTTGAGCATTTCTTTTACGGTGATCATTGTTTTATCCTTACACACGGCAAAGACGAAAAGCAACGTGTTAAGAATTTATCGTTAGATTTAACCCCAGCTATTGTAGAATTTTTTAGAAGCTACATTGATTATCACGGTATCAATTCAAAATTTATTCATGTAGATAAAGGCGACTTGCACCAATTGGGCTACAAACGTTGCAATAAATTCGACTACAGAAATTATATGTCATTTGCGCCGCCGTCATTCCACAGTAGTCATAATTATAATGGTTCTTATAGTGGCTACTCAATACAAGTAATAGATAAACATTCGGCACAAGTAAGCCACGAAGATTATTTTTTTGATTTGACAAAGTTGTAGTCAAGTAAAATGTACATAATGATTAACAACTTTATCGTTGCGAAAACGATGGTATTTATATTAAAATTCAACTTTATCATTGAACTCCCTATAAATTTCCTATAAATATGGGGAACTTCAACCCGTTTCAATTTGTAACGGTTTACTCTTAAAATACTCTTAATTTACTCTTTTTACTCATAAAAAAAAGCGTCACCCAGTGGTGACGCTTTAAAATATAGAAAAGTAAACAAACGGCGCACAAGTAATAGACGCATCATGTTATTGCAAATTTAATCTTTTCTATTCATCAACTTAACTTTATTTCTTACTTCAGTTTGTAAATTTCTTAATAATTTGCAATAACCTCCTTCTTTATGTGGTATACTTTTATACTTTTCGAAAACTTTATCAATATCCAAAAGCATTTTTTTATAATGCAACTCATTTATAAGTTCTACCATTCTGCTGAAAGATATTTCTTCGCTTGAATATTGTTTATAAATTTCTTTTATCTCGCAAATATTAAATTTTTCTATACTCATTTCCCCAAATTTAAAACATCATAAAATTCTTGAACCGCTTCTTCTTGCAAGTTGTATTCATCATATAACTCGTCTAAGTGAACCTTTGTATTGTATATTATGTCTGGGTGAGCATCTACTATACATTGATTATCACCAACTACTATATAATGCTTACTAAATAGCACTAGCAGTATTGCTGTAAGGCGCTGTTTCATTGTTTACTATATTTATAGTCAGCAAATTGTATACCTTCGCTTTTAGCCTGTTTTATAGCCTTTTCACGATAGATACTTTCGGTTAATACTTGTAACTTGCTTAGAAACTTTAAGTCAAATGGATAAGCACCTACGATAACATTACTAAAGTTATTCGGATCAATATCCAACTTTTCGCATAGTGTTTCTATTGGTAATCCCTCACGATTGTAAAGGTTTCTAACTTGCCTTGCAACGTGTAAATGTAGTTCAAGTGTAACGAAATCTACATCTCTCAACTTCGCTAACTGTTTTAAAAATGGTTTGTTCATATTATTAATATTTGATTTTAACTGAAAAAGTTCCGTCACTGTGAAGGGTAATAATAAAGTCACCGTGGTAAATTATTTTATCTGGAGTTATTGTTGTTAGAAGTTGTATTGCCATGTTGTTATTGTTTGTAATTTTCGTTGTAATATTGTTCCGCCGTCAAATATTCCCCTTTTGCTTTCTTGTCCATTAATGAAGTTGAGGTGATAAAGCCATTATTATAGGCATCTATTATTTGTTGCTTAAATATTTCTTTTGCTTCATTTACTTCTAATTTTAATTCGTTACTTTCCATTATATTTACCATTGAATTGATGTAGAAATTTTAATGTTTATTATCGACTCGCCATCCCATTTTTTATGAAATATTCGCCTTGCTTCACCTTCTGATTTAGCAAAGACTATTGATCCGTGAAATGTTCCTGTAACTGCATACTGATTATCCATTATCTTCTAATTTAATTATGATAGGTTGGGTGAGGTAGTCATCTTTATATTCTCCAAAATATCCCGCTGTAATTCCTTTCTCAAAAGCCTCACTAACTATCGGCTCGATAGGGAATAGTTGTTGTTCTAAATGCGTGATAAATTCTAGCATATATTGACTATACTGTACTATGTGAGTACTGCTATTCTTTATATTACTTTCACACGTTCTTTTCTTACTTTCAATCCACTCCTTACTAATGCCGTAAGTGTCTGATAGGGTTATTTGTTTAGTGTTGCTCATTGGTTTATTTAATTTTCAGATTTACATTTAGATTCAGAACTATATATATCATCGGGATAATGATTCCAACCATCATCGCACCAAACTTCTTTTTTATCAAAATCAATTTCTTCAATTATAAGTTGTTTTGGGAACTCTTCCATTACCCATATTTTTTGACCTATTTTTAATTTTTCTAAAATCATTATTTCTCATTTTAGGGTAAGGTAAATTGGGGCGGTGTCCTTTGGGGTAGATGATGCAAATGGTTTGAGTATTACAATTATTAGAAAAATAATAATATCCAAAAAAGTTAAAAAAATTATCATTCCACTTAAATAACCCTAAGTCTTTTTTTTGTGACTTATGAATTTCTAACATTACTATTTTATTCATATATCGCATTTAAAGTTTTCCATAAATAATTGTTACCATCGAAATCAACCTCAATCGTGTGAGGGTAGATAGCTTTAGAATACACTTCTTTAAGCCAATATTCAAGCATATCACTATCGGCATAATGAAACCAAATTTCGGCATTATCTTCTACATCTTCTTTTTGTAACCACTTAGCAAAAGAAATCATATCATCTTTTGAATATACTTTATCGCCGAATGATTTGCGACCAGCTAGGAAAGAACTATAACGCAACTCTTTTATATCCTCAAACGATTTGTAATACACCTCCGCTAATTCTTCATCACTCTTTTGTTTGCGAATGAGGGTGAATGGCAAGTCATACAGTTTTTTGCCGAAAGCATAGTTTTCTTCTTTTGGTAAATTACTAGCTATGCATCTCATTTGTTCATTGTATAGCCCTATGTAATTATTTTCTTCATCTATTATAATGTTACCATCCTTCACACTAAATACTTTCTTTTCCATTTGTTTGTTTTAATTGATTGATAAATTGTATTGCGTTGAATAGGTTTTTAAAAGTCAATTCTTTATCATTGTTAATAATGCCTGTTTCAATAGCTATTCTATGCCATTTCATTTCAACTATATTATCATTTGTATGTACAAAATTTTGAACCATAAACTTCTCACATACTTCATGAAGCCAATCCCATGAGGGCAACTCATTAATATAAATTATCAGTTTAAAAGACGTATAAAAATGTTTAGTCATATACCCTAATGTAATTATTTCTTTATCCATATACTCCGCTATCACCTCACTCATTGAGGCTATTTGTTCGGGGGTTAATTCTTCACCCTTACTTGTTGTTATTGTTATCATTGATAATATCTTTAAATAATCTAATTAATTCTTTTGTTGTCTCAATTTCTATTTCTTTTTGATAGTTGCTAAGCGTTGATGTGCTTTTATTCGAGCAGTCATAACTAAATATTCTTTCAGTTTCTTGCTTAATGAAAAAAGTTAAATGTTCTTTTTTATCACTTTCAGCGTTCAATATTTTAGTTAATGTGTCTATAATTTGATTGCATCTTAACAACTTATCGCAATCCCACGAGAACCGATAATTAAAATTATTTAATAATGATTGCTCAATAGTGGCTTTTCTATTTTTATTGTCATCTAGCCAAAACTGCAACTTGTATATTATTTCTTTATTGTTAGCCATTGTTAGTTAGTTTTAAAGTGAATCTAATAACCTTTTTTTTGTAGTAAAAATTTCATCTTCTTTTTTCAATAACGATATAGGCTCATAACAGTTAGAAGCATCACCAAGCCCGTATAATATTTCAGTAATCATTTTAATATGATTAGAATCTGGATAAAATCTAATACGTATTTCTCTAATTCTTAACTCTAATGGTTTGTTATCAAACATTACCCATGCAGGGGTATTCTCTTTATACTTTGTTTTAAATTCCATTGCTATTTTGTTTTAAACTTTTTATCACCTTTTTAGTTTGAAATATATTTTTCCTTAAATACGATTTGTGAGCGTAAGATTTAGGCTTTTTAAATAACGTCTCCAAATTTTCTAATCTCTTTTCGTAGTGTTCTAAAGTTAGAACGGGGTCAGAAAGAAACTCGGTTGGGGTCATATTTTCTCAATTTTCTATTTTTCAATATATTATAAATATCTTCCACAGTATCGTATTTGTCAATATTAAAAACAAATCTAGCCCAATAGTAAAAGGTGTATAGAATTAAACATACAAGCAAAAAAGGGCTTAAAATTAACCTTACTAATATTGTCTTATTTGTCATCTTTACTCGGTTTATTTGTTATCAATACTTGTTTCAAAAACTCCATATCTACTTTGCCTTCCAACAATACCACTGCATTCAAATTCTGCCATAGGTTTTCGCATTTCTCGAAAAGGGTAGGCGTTTCGGTGATTTGGATTTCTGGGTGTTCGGATAGGTAAATGCGTAAAGTGTCATCAATAGATAGCCATATAGTGTTATTTGGATTATCTATTTTGTATTTATTAATAAGGCTGTAATTATCCTTTTTGCTTAATTCATTCAACCACCATTCATCAGATCTCTTAATCGCTTCTTTCTTGTTCATATTTCTTTGTTTTATTTACTGCAAATGTAGGGTAATATTTGAATAATACAAAAATAATAAAAAATAAATATTTTTTTGTGACTTGTCATTTAAAATGACTATATTTGTAAAAAATTAGAAAATATGAAAAGTTTTAGCGAAGTAATTGAAGAAAAATTTTTAAGCCTTAAAAAAGACGGTAAATATTATCAAGAATTTATCACAATGTTTGGTAGTACTAAGTTTTGGGCTATGAGTGATGAAATGTTAAACTCAATATCAGATTACCTTACTAATAAAGGATTTTAAACAAACAATAAACATATATGAGTAGACAATTAGAAGCAATTAAGCACAAGTTAAGCATCATTATAGAGGATGTATTACCCGACGATAGGCAAGCGGTTTTGGATATTAAAAAGGTCGATGAAGGATATATATGTGGGGCTAATTCGCTAAACACATATTTGAAATTGAAAGGTACTGATTACCGTATTTACAAAAAGTTATACGAATTTCTTAACGCTAGAATAGAAGCTAGATTAGCTGAACTAGATAAACTTTAAACTATGAAAACAATGAATAAGCTAGCTACTATATTAGCGATGGGCGCAATGTTTGAAAGTGATATTCCTATGTTTGGTAGTAATAGAAGTAAAATAAACATAAATAATGTTACAGGTAATTTACCTGAACCACCTTTACCTAATGGCTGCAAATGGTATTATTTTAATGATGGATATAAATGTATTGCATCTAGTCAAAAATCAGCTAATAGAAAGCATATTAAACAATTAAATAAATAACTATGTCACAATTAACACTAGAACACGTATCGGCTTATTTGCCGTATAAGGTGAAGTTATTACGTTCTTATAATAAAGAAATTATGCTACTTTATGGATTGTCTGGAAATGGGGTAATTGAAGCCGTAGATATTGAAGACAATGAACTTTGTTCATTATTAGTTTATAAATCAGATATAGGGATAGATGATGATGAAAAATTTAAACTTATCCTTCGCCCATTATCAGATTTAAAAGAAGATGTAAATTATATAGGAGGAAGAACGCCCGCTTTTGTTTATCATTTATTTGAACGTGAAGGCAATATTAATCATTTGCCATTTGATATAATAATAGATTTATTAAAATATCATTATGACATTTTCAACCTTATTCAAGACGGATTAGCTATCGACATTGACACTTTAAACAAATAAAAAAATGCAAAAAACAAACTTAGAATTAGCACACGAAACAGCTGCTTTAATTGGCTGCATCGAGGACAATTATAGCCTATTCGATGGAATGGATATTGATAAAAGTAAACTCATTAGTGAGTCATTAGCGACTATTCAGAAGAACATCGCACATCTTAACAGCGTCTATAATAGCGAAATGGTAGAGATGAAATCAGTAGTTGAAATAGCCGAAGAAATGCATCGAATGACGCAAGAGGAGTTTGAGGCTATATGTGAAAATTTCTTTGATAATGAACTACGTTATGATGAAGTAGAATATGATGGGCATATATTAGAAGTTACAAACGTTGATAAATCAGATGGTCTTGTTTATCTTTCTATGGGATTCGGTTGGCAAAATTTCGATTCATGTAAATTAATTAAGTAACTATGAGAGAGATATTATTTAAAGGGCGTATTAAAGATGAAGAACAAAGCGAATTTTATGATAAATGGTTTTATGGTGACTTATTGCATTATGCAGATAGATCAATATTTATAAGACAGATAGAAACAGGTAGTGCTTTGGAGGTTATACCTAAAACTGTTTGCCAATTTATTAAAAAGCATAATGAAGTAAGTATTTGGGAAAACGACAAGTATGGCGAAGATGAAGAAGGTTATTATTATGCTATACAATGGAGTGATAGAAATTGCAGTTTTATAGTAAATTATTTTAATAAAGATGGTAAACTTATAGAAGAAAACTGCATAGATGTTAACGACTTACTTCAGTACTATGAACTCACAGGAAACATTCACGATTAATCACAAATTAAAATAAACGACAATGCTTGCCACGATAATAATTGCCACCATCCTTATCTACGACTTACGCCTAATGTCAAAGGCTCACATAGTTGATAGTAAAGAGGATTGGTTTTAAAGAAAAGAAGTTGCGTTTTTGACCATTATTTACCGCTAAATTAAGGTATCATTGAAACTTATCTAAGTATAACAATATAGCTTTACACGTGAATTAAAATAGGTGACAATCGAGGAAAGACTCGACCAGTAAACGTGGCGCAATGGTAGCGTGTTGGTGAGCGATAAAAAGCAAAAGACAAAGGTATTAGGTTCGATTCCTAACGTTTACACTAAACTTTAATTATGTCTAAATACACATTCCCCATCGGCAACAAACTAGGAGGCAATAAGCCGAAAACTTATAAGACTAAAGTAGTATTCAAGAGAGTGCCAGAGGATATTCACGCTAAAATAATTTCTGACATTGAGGCAACTGTTAAGGAATACTTAAAAAACTTAAAAAAAGATTAAATTATTTTACTTGTGTATTTTGATAGCAATAAACACTTTATATTTGCTGTATAAAATTAGAAAATATGACACAAGTAAATGTAACAACAGTAGTAAATTGGGGAAAAGATTCTTTTGATGTAGTTTGCGCAAAACAAGAACTAAATAAATTTTTAAAAGAAAAAGAAGAATTTAAAGGAAAATCTACTCCTAAGATTGATGCTTACCATGATAGAAGAATATCTGAATTGCAAAGTATTATATTACAATCTTAACCCATCACATGCGGCTAACTACCGCCTTTAAATTATCTCATCAACAAAAAATAGAAATATGATTAAGTTACAAATTAAGTCCATTTATGGCAAAGTATTATTCGAGTATGAAAAAGAAAATAATACTATTAAAGAAACGGTAAAAGAGTATATTAGTCAAGAATTAGAAAAAGGTAAAAGTTCAGCCGATTTGAGTTCAGCCGATTTGCGTTTTTGCAATTTGCGTTCAGCCGATTTGAGTTTTTGCAATTTGCGTTCAGCCGATTTGAGTTCAGCCGATTTGAGTTCAGCCGATTTGCGTTTTTGCAATTTGCGTTCAGCCAATTTGCGTTCAGCCGATTTGCGTTTTTGCAATTTGCGTTCAGCCAATTTGCGTTCAGCCGATTTGAGTTTATCCAATTTGCGTTCAGCCAATTTGAGTTTTTGCAATTTGCGTTCAGCCGATTTGAGTTCAGCCGATTTGAGTTCAGCCGATTTGCGTTTTTGCAATTTGCGTTCAGCCGATTTGAGTTCAGCCAATTTGCGTTTTTGCAATTTGCGTTCATCCAATTTGCGTTCAGCCGATTTGAGTTCAGCCAATTTGCGTTCAGCCGATTTGAGTTTTTGCGATTTGCGTTCAGCCAATTTGAGTTTATCCAATTTAGATAAACGCTACATTCAAGTTTCTTGCATTGGTTCAAGTAAGCGAATGACTACTTATTGTTTTGAAGATGATATTATTTGGTGCGGATGCTTTAAAGGAAATTTAGAAGAATTTGAAGCTAAATGTAAAATTACTCATGCAAGTAATGAACAGTATCTAAAAGAGTATTTAGGTTTTATTAACTATCTTAAATCTTTAAAGTAATGCAAAAACAATGGAACGAAACAAAAATATCAATCGCCATCATAATAGGCTTAATCCTAATGATGTTCGTATAATACATAACTTATTAAAGGTAGCAATACCGATAATGTTTTTTTTAATATTAAATAGTAAATAAAAATGAGTAATCAATTAGTAAAAAGAATGGAGTTAACAGAAATGATGCAAATAGGGAAAGTATTTGCAGAAAGCGGAATGTTTGCAGATGCTAAAAGTGCAGCGCAAGCAATAGTTAAAATACAAGCAGGGCAAGAGTTTGGTATTCAACCGTTTGCAGCTATGACTGGGATACATATTATTCAAGGTAAGCCATCTATTGGGGCTAATCTTATGGCTTCGGCTATTAAGTCTAGCGGGAAATATACTTACAAAGTTATCCAGCAAGATGAAAAGGCTTGTATATTAGACTTTTATGAAGGTGCTGAAAAGTTGGGAACAAGCACTTTTACTATCGCAGATGCTCAAAAAGCTAAGTGCCAAAACCTTGAAAAGTTCCCTAGAAATATGCTATTCGCAAGGGCTATTAGTAATGGTGTTAGATGGTATTGCCCCGATGTATTTAATGCCCCCGTTTACACACCTGAAGAATTAGGCGCAAATGTTACAGAAGATGGAAGCCCTATATTTACAGAAACTGCACCACAAGGAACACAAGGCGAAAAGCCCACTATTATAAAGAAAAAGAAACTTACTGACGCTAAGTATAAGGAAGCATTGGAAGCCGTTAAAATAGGCGCAAAACTTCCTAATAGTGAAGTTAGCTTTTACACCTTTCTTATCAACGATTGCGAACTTACTACCGAGCAGATTTCAGAAGTTGAGTCAGCATCACAACCAATGTAGTATGCCACAAGAATGCATAAAATGTAAGATAGTTTGGAGTGATGCGACAATAGCCGCACACTCCCCCCAAAGGGGCTATACTGAGGAAGTTATAGAAGTTTGCCCAAAATGCCATAGTAGCTTAGATTTAATTGATAGTAATAGTACTAACACTTATTATATGTCTTTTACGGGTAAAATAATAAGCGATCTGACAGGCGAAGAATTAAAACCTATTATTGCAATACCTAAGCGAAAAGAAGCCGCTAATCCTTATGTTGAACCAGTTAGAAGGTTTAGTATTGCCGATGGTAGTAACTGCCTTTATTGCGAAGAAAATAAGCCAAAGCATAAAAGCCACTGCCCACAATACAAAATCACTATCCACGATAACAATTTAAAAATAATAGAGAAATTATGAAAAAAACACCATCAAATCAGTTAGTGTGTCACATTTCGCACACCTTTTGGAATATCGAGCAAAGTGCAGTTAGAACTTGTTTAGAACAGTATGATGGGGAGTGGTTTACAAAGGAGGAAGAAAAATACATTAAAGGGAAAGAATATAAATTTAGTAATGATTGCAAAAATTGGTATAAAGAAAAATTAGACCGATTTGATAAATCATATAATGGGTATATAACAGATAAAATGGACTATTTTACATTTATTCGAGAAGTAGTTTCCAATAAACACCCTATCGAGTTAGTAAATGAAAAGTACCCTAATGGGTGGTGTACTGATAGCTTTAAAGAAGTTATTAAACAATTAAATGATTTATATGACAAAGAGTATAACGGGCATAGTTTTTTTTATGGGGTATTTAAAAATAAATGTTGGTCAGATAATATTAGGTGGGGTATTTATCTTACTAAAGAAGAATACCTATCTATCACTAGACATAACGAGGTTGAACCCACAAAAAAGAACCTAGATATTGAATCTAAGCAGCGTGATTGGACGGGGGTGAGGTTTAAAATTGTAAGTATAATAGATAAAACGTTTGAAATAATAAAGTCAGAAGGGATAGTGTTTAAATATCATATTATTGATAATAATGGTATTAAATATGTAAAGCATCAACAAGAAACTGTTAACGAATTTTTCTCCAATGGCACATGGATTGAAATACCCGCAGAAAATGAACAGCCAACTATACACGCTGAAAAGCCTAATGATTTGGAGGCGAGGGTGAAAGCGTTGGAGGATAGGATAATAAACTTAGAAAAACGCTTAAACATTCTATAATGGCATACGGCGCAAAAGATAAGCAACACCCAGAACTTCATCAACACATGAAAACAATCCCTAGCAATGGAAAGTTAGTCGATTGGGATAGGTTTCTGCCACTAATGAAGATTGACACGGGCGAAAGTCGGGCAAGTAAAATTGAAGTTGAAATCGTAAAAGTTGATAACAGTAAAAATAAACGATAACACCATCACAATATCTGACGACAGAAATACGCCGTTTATTGATGAAGTGGTGATAACTAAGGAAGAATTGAAATTAATAAATAAAAAAGTAAGGCTGCTTAAAAGCCATAAGAAGGATGGAAAAAATAAGAATTAACGGCAGTATTTGTCTATCAGACATTTCAGAAAAGTTTAAACAAGGTCATTCGGCATTTAGTAAGGCTGAAAACGGTAAAATTTATATGTCCTTTACAGGATGGGTAAATGATGCCACCGACAACTTTAAGGACTTCTCGTTGCAGCTAAACAGTAAGCAAGACAAGCAAGAAGCCGAAGGAAAGGTTTATGTAGGTAATGGCAGAATAAAGCCTACACAGGCAGCGCAACCACAAACTACAGCACCGCAGCAAGATACAGGTAATTATCCCGCAACTTATACGAAACCTGAACCAGAAGACGAAAGCGGACAACTTCCTTTTTAATCTATTCACCACGCTGCAAGTAATATCGCTTGCAGCTTAGTTACACGTTATGTATCAACCTCCTAAGCAGTTTACCTACTACTATAACGAAACGGCTACATTTATCCGCAATCATACTAATAATACGCAGTATTGGTATAGTGTATATGATCCAACAAAAAATAAAGTAGTAGAAATACCACTAACTAAAGGGAACATTGATTACATATTAAAAAACATTAAACAGAATGCCACTAAGTGATTTAAAAATTATCGAAGAAATAGAAAAGGGTAATATAATTATTGAAGATTGGGACATTAACAGGCTTAACGCTTGTAGTTACGATGTTAGAATTTCCGATATTATCAAAGCCCCAAAAAATTATGTACTAGATACCCGTTCCGAAAACGAATGGATAGAATACCAAATTGAAGAAAAAGGTTTCGTGATTGAACCAGGCATTATATACAATTCCTGCATCATTGGAAAGTTTGGCGTTAAAGGTAACATTTGCGCTAAGGTTATGGGTAAATCTAGTTTAGGGCGTTTAGGCTTAGATGTAACCGTTGGTGACGTAGGGCATTGTGAACCGAACTTTGAAGGCTCATTAGTTATTGAA